GTTTTGTATGCACCAGTAGCTATAGAACTACCAGATATACTTTGAGCTTCTATTGCTGCTATTTCTTGCATTAAATCATCATCTTTAAATAATGTTGCATCTAATACGTTAGAAGCTGTACCTACTGTAGTATTTCTATTTTGTCTTCTAGCCATACTTCCTAATAATCTTGCTGTAGTAGCAGCTTGTGCAAACTGTGTTCTAGCTCTACCTAATGTAATACCTGCTTGTGTAAACTCTTGTATTCTTTGAAGAGATACATCTTCTCCTACTTCAGTTGTATATACAGCACCTAACTCTGATGCATTTAATCTTTTTTGTAATATCTCAGTATTAAGATTAGGGTCTATAGCTAAAGCTAATATTGATGATTCTTCTAATTGTACCTGTTCTCCTAATTCCTTTGAATAATAATCATTATATGCTGATACAATATTTTGTTTCATACCTTCATCCATTCTGTCAAATATTCTACTTCTAACAGTTGTAACTCTATTTATATATTCATTAGGTGAAACTTGATTTCCAACCATAGTTGCATATATTTCTTTTCCTTTTTGTTTTGCATAACCACCTAAACCTTGACCAACAAGAGATGCTTTTATTTGTTCAAAACCAGCAACATAAGAACCTTCTGACATTCTTATAGCTCCTGTTTCTGCATTGACAATACCAGGAAATACTGTATTGTATTCTGGTATTTCTCTCATTGCTGCAGTTGCTGCTGTTTCTGATGCATCTCCTTCTATATATCCTTTTATGTATGCATCAACTAACTTATCTGCATTGCTACCAGCAAATGCTTTCAGCCATGGTAAACGTAAATAAACTTGATTAGGACTTAAATTAACAGGCTCTTCTTCTTCTACAGTAGGTGTTTCTCCTGCAGGTGCTGTGTAGTTTAAACCACCAACTAATGATTGTGATTCTCTAATAGCTCTTTCTTCATCTTGATAGTATCCTGCACCCTCTAAATCTGCTGCCATTTTTTCCCCAGCGTCTGTATCAGTATCAACAGTTATTGGTGTAAGTTGGTCTCTTCTGTAAAATGAAAGTATTGGCATTATCCTATCCTAGTATCTCTTAACATGTTACCACCTAATGATGCTGCTATTTTTTCTGCCATTTGATTCATAAAATATTCATTTTTTTGATTATAAGCACTTGTTCTATATTTTTTTCTAGCATCTATTTGCGATAAACCTACACCCTCAAGGAATGTTTCATCAAGTTCATCTGCTACTTCTCCAAATGTTCCTTGCCAAAAGTTTTTATATGGACCTACTACCATTGAGTAATTTAAATTTTTACCACCAAACTTTTCTCCCCATACTGGGTCATTGTCAAACATTTGTTGCATTGTACTATCAAAAGTACCTTGGTCATTTGCATATAGTTCAACTAGATTGTTTTGCTCTTCTCTTGATAATCCATTCCAACGTGCCAAACCTATATATCTTATAGCTTGATTCTGTGCAGTAATTCCTTGTGTATAAGAAGCATTTGATTGTGACCAAGTAGGATTATTTAATTCACTTCTTGGACCAGAAAATATTTGATAATAACTACTGTCTTTACCATAATCATAGCCTTCAATACCTAATACGAATCCTAAGTACTCGTCTAATAAAGTATTAACTACCTTACCTCTTACTGTTTGTTCAAGTAAATTTTTATATAGTTCTGGATTTTCTTTTTTAAATGCATCTGCATTTATACCAATGTCACTCATTGCTGCTACTAATTCATCTTCTTTTGTACCAAGTAACTTTGCATATTTTTGATTAGTTACTGTCTCACCATTTAAATTAAATGATAGAGGGTCATCACCACCAGTTAATACTGTTGCGTTTAAAAAATCTAACTGTCCTTGTGTATAACCTGTTGTTAAACCTGCTCTACTTAATTGTTCTGATGTTAAAGAAGTACCTAAAGCTAATGATTGAAACAATAAAGTTAAACCAACAGCTTCGCCATTTATCTCATCAAACAAAAATGGATAGGAAGTTTTAAGTTCTTCAAATCCTTCAAACACAAAATCAGAAAAATTATTATTTGCTTGAGGTGCAAACTTACCACCTATATTAAAACCTTGCATTGTAAGACTTGCGTCTTGTATTATTGTTCCTGGAGGAGGTGTATTAGATAATGCTGGACCTACTCTGTCCTCACCATCTGCTGATACACCCCAATTAGTATTGTATCTATTAGCAGTAAGACCATTAGCAATATAAGAAATGTAAGCAGGATAACCAACTAAAGTTGATATATCATAAGCAAAATAAACTACACCATCTTGTGTGTATACATAGTCTGCAACTAACTTATCACTATGAACCCAGTTTGCTAATCCTTTGCTTGGTGCAGGTTTACTTGTAGACCAACCATCTCCTAAATAAAGTTGTAGGTCTGCATTGTCTATTTGTCTTTCTTCACCATCTTTATATATTGTTATCATTTTTGTTCTTCTTTATTATATACTTTTTCCATAAAATCTAACTGTGTTTTTATAGGAGTTCCTACAACTTCTTTTACTTTACCTTTTATTACTTCACCTAGTTTTCTAAAATACTGAGGTACATCGTTCATAGGGTCAAAAAAATCTGATGTCATAGTAATGGTAGGTTCTCTATTAGCTTCTTCTTGTACTCTTTCTGCTGTCCAATATGGTCTTGCATCAGATACACCATAAAGTTCTTGTAATGCTCTAGACCATAATTCATTTGTAGCATCATCAGGTATCATATAGCTACCTACTTTTTTAAATATTCTTTTTACTTCTGTTGGAACAGTACCACCATCATCTGTATCATCATCATCTTCAAAATCAAAATTAGTAAATGTACCCTCTTTGTCTAGCCTATTCATTGCCCAATCAGGAACTTTACCATTATATTTTCTAGCAAATTTTTTTTCTTGGTCTTCTCTAATATCTATAGCATTACCTTTAGAAATAAGTTCTAGACCTTCATAAGTTCCTATGTCTCCTTCAAGATTACGTAAAGTCCAAGGTCTATTAAAATAAACTAATGTTGCATACATAAGTTCTGCATCTGAAAAATCCTCAATCGATATATTTGGACTATTGTTTATAAGTCTTTTAACAGTTTCTTCTGCATGGTTTAAATCTAATTGCAATATCTCTATAGCTTTTTCTCTATCTATTACATCACCTTCTTGAAAGTCAAATGTGTTTGTAGCATTAGTATGACCAAAACCAATAGTTAAAGTTCCGTTTACATCTTCATATGCCTTAGGTTCAAATCCTTCTAGCTTTTCTATTTCCGCAATTAATTCTTCTGTTAATTCCATACTAGTTTCCTGGTTGATTACCGATGGCTGCCAAACTAGCCATAATGTTAGCAAAAGACTTCCTATATGCTGCATCTGCTTGACTCCCTGCTATTAAGTCTCCATAAGTATCTCTCATGAAGTTATCAAAACTTGTTGCCATAGCTGCTGGTATATCTATTTCTGATTCTAATGCTGTAGGTTCAAAGTCTCCGACTCTTCCTTGACCTGCAAGGTTTCTTCTTCTTCTAGCATCTGCTAGTTGTGTCTGCATATTTTTTTGCCTAATATCAAAATTTTGTTTTTGTAATGAATAATCTTGTTTAGACCAAAAGTCAAAGAACTCTTGCAACTCTCCATCTGATGCTGGTCTACCTAAACCATCTTGTATAGCTGATGATATGTAACTACTTGCATTTGTAAAATTAGGTTTTGTGTAATTAAAAATGTTTTGATATGCATTTTCTCCACCATAATTAGGTTCAAAAGCACCAGTACCATAACCGTAATCTGCTAATGAGTCTTTAAAAAACTCTTTAAGAAACACATTCATATTTGCTGCTGTGCTACCTGGTGCAAGTAAAATACTGTATAAGTCTTCCATAGTCATACCATCACCATTTAAATTAAATCTTGACATAGCAGATTCAATAGCATCTATTGTTCCACCAGGGTTATTATCTAGTACACCATAGACAAATGTAAAAGGTTGTAAGAATCCTGATTCAACTAATAAAAGTTGTGTATCCATAATGTCTTCTGCTGATGCATTTGCAAACAAAGATGTTGCTAAACCTGATTGATATAAAGGCATAGTGCCTTGTGATGTTGCTTCACTATATACATCTAAATCTAATTCTCCAATACCATAGTAATCTTGTTCACCAAAATAAGTTCTGGCTCTAGCTTGTTCTGCTTCTTCAGGTGTCATTTCTATACCTGGTCCAAACAAAGCACCATCTGTAATAGCAAATCCTTCATCTATAAATTTCTGTACATAATCTTCACCATACTCTTTATCTATAATTGAATCTAAACCTGCTAGGTACGCCTCTGCTGTTATTTCATTCTTATCTAATTTATCCATTAACTCTTCTGCTGAATCTAAATCTATAGCCATTGCAGCTTCTGTAATGTAGTTAACATCGTATGATTGTTTATTTATATATGCTTTATAAGCTAAATCTGCTTGGTCTGTATATGCTGAAGATATAGCTGTACCTACAATGTCATCACTTAAATGGTCTAATCCTTCTGGTAGTATTCCTTTTTGATGTAAATCAATTAATACATCTGTGCCTTCTGATATTATTGTTGCTGCTTCTTTTACTGCAGGTGTGTCATAAGATAATGATTGATAAATAAAATTAATATTATCTTTTACATTTGGTGGTAACTCATCAAAAGGTACACCAAATTGTGCTTCTGCCCATAAATGATACTGGGCTAAACTTACTTCTGGAACTTGTAAATCTTCTTGTTCTAACTGTCCACTTTCTCTACGACCAAAGAAATCTATAACATCACGACCAAACTGTCTTACAAATTGGTCCTCTCCTAAAAAGAAAATACTTAAAAAGTCATCAAATAATTCAGTATTAAATGTTGTAGGTCTATTTTTATTTGGCAATCTAAATTCATATCCACCCCAACTAACATCTTGTTTAGGTGTATCTTTGCCCAGAATAGAATCTATAACCGCTTGTTCTTCTTCTGTATATTGCTCAGACATTAAATATCTCCTCCATAGTAAGTAACTTCTTCTTCTACTTCTACTCTAAATACATCGAAATACATAAAGTAAAAGTCAGGATTTTCTAGCATAATCTTGTTTGCAACACCCCTAAGATAAGCTCTATACTGAGAGGCTTCCGCTCTACTTAATGTAGCATTTAATCCATACTCTGATTTTATTACATTCATAACTCTTTGTCTTGCTGTAAGGTATTTAATAATTCCTTTTACTGCAGGTAAATCTTTAAGTGCTTTTGTTT